GGGTATTTGTTGCCATTGTTACCAAGGATTTTGATTTGTTTTTCTTGAGTAGCTGATTTTGGGGTGTTTTAGGGGGTTTGGTAGGTATGTATCTGTATATATCTATGGCAACAATGGTAACAATGGCAACAAGTCCGCAAGCTATTGATTTTAATGGCGAAAATGGCAAAAACAGCACTGGCAACAATTGGCAACAATTGGCAACAAGTCAGCTGTTCAAAAAATGATCAACAAAATATCTTGCGCCAAAACTGCTAACAAGCTAAAGTTAGCTAACAAGAAAAACCAACCAAGGTGAGCAAAATGAGTGATGACTACAACGAAGAGTTGAGTCTTGCAGTATTGAGCGGGTTTAGACTAAGGCAGCAGCAAGTCGATATAGCCCTGGAGACCAAAGCTTTAATTTCAGAGAACATCTGGGAGCTTTACGACGAGAAAGATGAACAAAAACAAGGTGAGGGTGAGCAAAAATGAGCATGATCGACAAAGCAATGGGCAAACTGGCATCAGGAATGATAAGCGAGCTGGCATTCGACCCCACGGCCGTTGGCCTACTGCGCAAAAGCGCTGAGGTCATGGAAGAGCGTGGAAAGCAGTACGACAGCCCGGAGGGGGAGCGGAGCATGGGCAAAGCCGTGGCGGCGCTCAATGCGATTACCGGCAGAGATTTAAGTGAGCGCGAGGGCTGGCTACTGCTGGAGCTGGTCAAGAAAGTGCGCGAGTTCACCGCAGAGCCGGGCGGTCATGCGCATACGGACTCGGTGGTGGATGGCATAGCTTATTCGGCATTGGGTGGCGAAGCGGCATTGGGGGGCAAGCGATGAGCAAATACGGCTTTGATAAAATGGAAGTTGGCACCGAGCTGGAATTTTCTGACGCGGCAACTCACACCAAGGTTGCGGCATCGGCCAGAAAGTTCTTCAAAAAGAACAATTGGTATTTGTCTGTCTACTCAAGGGATGGAGCCCTGTGCATTCGCCGAGGCCTGGGCAGGTATCACTCGTGCAAGACTGGGCGAAAGCGGGGCACACCGCCAGGGCTATCTTGGGACAAGCTGGTAAGCTTTACCGCTGACAGGGTGACGAGCTGGAGTTTGTATTGGAAGCGGCGCCAGCCAGGGCGGAAAAGCTACAAACTGGTTGCGGATGGGATGGCTGACGACAAAGCAAATTATTATATTAACGCCATCATCGATGGCGATGGCGATGTCGTATTTTTCAGCGACGACTACGATGAGCTTGCACAAAAAAGGTCAGAGCTGTGTAAGATTGTTCGGGGGTATATTGAGAGAGATATGAGGGCGGCGGGGGTGCATACATGATCAACCGACTAAAATCAATAGCCCTAGAGATAGCCATCCTGGCCTACATGCTGGCCACGTCATTGCCATGCGCCTACGCGCTGGACTACGACTTGCGCACGGCATACGTGGCAACATGCGGCTTTTACGCCATTGCGCTGTTCCTGATCAAGTATCGCAGGCAGCCGTTCACCACCGGCGCCGGCATGCTGCAGAGTGATGAGAATAAAATCCGTTATGGCTTGCGCACGCTGCACGACGCCGTGGAAACCGGTTCTGTCTTTGCTTTGTTCATGATCCCAGTTATACTGCAGGCTCTATTTGTTAACTATTTGAGCGGCGCATGGCCAGACATTTGAGAGACATAGCCCCGAGCGCCGAGGTCATGGCCGAATTCCGCGATTCATTGTCATCCGAGACAAAGTCGCGGGAGTTCCATGCAAAATACCCGGAATTTTGCGACAAAACCATGATTTTTTTTGAGGAAATGGCCGGGTTTGCAGTGCGAGCAGCTACACGAGACGACATAAAACAGCTGGTAGAGTCAATCAGGGTCCACGCAGAACAGCTAGGGCATCACGATCGACGAATAAATGACCTTGATTACCGCGTCAAGCATCTTGAGCAGCTCGTAACTCACGTCAAAATCGCAGTAGACGCAAGCAGCGAAATCGCCAAGCAGAATTTGCAACTTTCACAATCCATAAGCGCCCGTCTTGACGAAATGTCGTCAAAAACCCCAGTAAAAACCCTCGCATCTATTCCAGCCATAGCCTGGCCAATTATCGGCGTTGTCGCGCTCGCGTCTGTTGCTGCCCTGGCGGGCGAAATGGCCGGGTTCATCAGGTGGCTGGGCACAATCAAAATATTCGGATCGTAAAATGGCTGTAGTGCGTGAGCTAGACTTTTCTACATCACTGACAGGCGTCAAAGCCATTGCCAATTGCAGCGCGTCAGCTATCACGGTCGGCCTGTCTGTTGAGTATCGAGACGCGGCCCCAGCAACGTTCAGTATTGTGCTAAACCCAGGCCAATCACTACCCTGTATCTGTGACATCACCAGTGTCAGCGCTCCAATCGTAGCATTCAAACGCTAGCAAATAGTTGCACATTTGGCGTTATGCGTTTAAAATAACGAAAACGCCGAATGGTTTGCGGTTGTAGCGGGGCCTATAAATGAGCACAGAAGCGGAATATCTAATAGCGGCGCTAAAACGTCTCGATGCCAGCAAGGTGATCTGGGAGCTGGAGGTCACATATCACGAGGATGGCAGCGGCGATATCTCATATTTTGCTCCTGACCGGTTAGGTTACTACCCGACGTTTAAATTTAATAAAAACGGCGAGCTAATTCACGCCGGTGTCACTATATAAAAACAGCTGTAATTTCGTCGTTATTGTGTTAAAATAACGTAAAACACGAATGGTTTACAGCTATGACCCCATCAAAACAAGCCAAATTTTACGGCGCGCGCTCACTAGAGGCTGTCGCGTCATTCTCTGGATACACAGCAGAGACACTACGCAGGTACGCAGCTGAAAAGCCCGATAGGTTCAGGGGGCTTTGCCTCGCGTGCGTGTGCGATGAGCTTAAAATAACCGGGCCGCAGCTTAGGGCTCTTCATGCCATGCACATGTCAGTTAGTCATGCGGAAATCAAAAGGTAGGAACACAAAATGCGCCATTTATTTGCGATGATTAAGAGCCGTATCAGAAATGAACAGCCGGCCTGCCCGGCAGTAGGGAGCCTCTGGAAATTCAAGAACAACTCCCCCTGGCCGAAACAGGACTATTTCGTAACTGTGATTGATACCGAATCTGGATGGGTTAGATACAAAATTGTCAACGGCGGTATTTACGGCGATTCGCAGCTTAGGCTCGACAGCTTTTTTATCTGCTATCAGCAGGTTGAGCCATCAACATAGGGAATTAATTATGTCCAAACGATACCGCTACTACTCAAGCGAGCACCAAAAGTTTTTCTATGCAAACATTGGCGACGGCATTAGCAAGATTGTGGTCGACCCTGAGCACATCCAGCTAGGATCAGGCGTACATTCAATTGATGGCGAGGAGATATTCGAGGGCGACATAGTGCAGTTGCAGCACACCAATCTGCGCGCGACTATCGATTTTGATGAAGGCTGCTTTTGTTTTCAAGGCTTCATGACGCACAGCGAGGCAACGTACTGGCCATCGAATCTTGTAGTGATCGGTAATATCGTCGAGGGGTTAAAAGATGGATTTGCAGACAAAAACCTTGCATAATACAGGGCATTGTTGTAGCAATCAAAAAAGAACGGTGAATAGATGCCAATTACAGTAGAGAACAGGGCGGCAATGCCGCCTCGGGGTCGAAACAAAAAGACCATTATTCTTGAAGCGCTAAAGAAAACGGCTCTTCAGGGACTCGATCGAAACTCTTCAAACGAAGAGGCCGAGGAGGTGTGGTTCGCGTTTCTCGCAAGAAGCGCGGTTGATCCGGCAAACAAAGATGCCGGGGCCTGTTTGCGATTGTTGACCGAGAGGGGGTGGGCAGCACTGAAAGCCACAACTGAGCCAGTCCATTTTGAGTTCGATCGAGAGGCGAGCCCAACAGTCCAGGCTGCTCAGATTATCAAGGCGGCCGCAGATGGAGTGATACCCGTTGAGCATGCAACGCAATTAGTATCAGCAGTCCGAGCATTGATTAGCGTAGAGTTCGAGACAGACACCAAAAAACGCCTTGAGGCTATGGAAGCGTTGTTGAATGGGAGTCAGTGATCGACTTCAGAAGCTCGAAGCGCTGGTTGCCGCGCGCGCCGGTATCGTAAAGCCGTCAGTATATGGAATCGTAGACAGGGTTGATCTGATCGACGGGGCGAAAGTCCCTCATTTCATTCGAAAATGGAAGGGCTCTATAGGCAACATGATCGAGACGGACGATGAGCCGACCATCATGTGCATTGAGAAATTAGAGCCCGCGATTCTGAGACACAAAAAATACAAATGCCTGTTCGGCGGTAGGGCCGGAACCAAATCAATGTTCGCTATGGATGCAATGGCTGTAAAGTGCTTTGTCTGCGCGAGCGAATGAAGTCGCTGAAAGAGTCCATTTACTCTGGCGTGGCCGGGCGAATAGTTGACCTGCAGTTCGAGGGATTCACCCCTGTGCCATCACACTCCGAGATTAGGCACAGGTCAGGCGGTGGATTCTCATTCCAGGGCATGCAGAACATTGCAGATTTCAAATCCTTATTCCGTTACAGGTATTTCCTAATGGAAGAATCGGCCCGCACAAGTCAACACGCAATCAACACGCTAGGCCCAACACTTCGTGACGTTGAGGGCGCAGAGCTGTGGTGGGTGTGGAACCCCGAGAGCGTCAGCGATGCAATCAGCAAAGAGTTCATTAATCCGTATCAGTCTCAACTTGATCGCGACGGGTTTTATGAAGACGAGTTTACGATGGTCATCAAAGTGGGCTACCAAGACAATCCATGGTTTGAGCTTGATCAGTCATTAAGCACTGAGATGAAAAAAGACCGTGCACGGGTAGCTCGCGGGATAATGCCGCAGGCTAGGTTCAGACATATTTGGGAGGGTGGATTTTTGGACGACGTAGAGAACGGATTGATCAAAGAGGAGTGGTTCGACTCTTGCGTTGATGCTCATATCGCTCTGGGCTTTGAGCCGCTAGGCGCCGTTGTTGTTGGATTTGACCCAGCAGATACCGGCGGTGACGCCCATGGTTACGCTGTTCGCCATGGTCGCGTGTTTACTCAGGTCGGCGAGATCGATGCAGCAAACGGCAACAGAGCGGCAGATGAGGCGTGTGGGCTGGCGAGAAACAACCTGGCGGACTTCTTTATATGGGATTGCGACGGCTTGGGTGCAACACTGCGTGATAATGTCGCCAATGGGTTGTCGGCTGGTAAAATTACCCCGCTGATGTTCAAAGGCTCTGAATCGCCTGAGCGGCCAGACGCAAAATTTTTCGACAGCGAGCATCACAACATCAAGGGTAACCCAACGAACAAGCAGGTGCTGAGGAATAAGCGAGCCCAAGGTTATGTTCAGCTGGCCAGGGCTATGCGCCTCACTCATGAGGCCGTGCAGAAATCAAAGCGCGGCATTGCTCCGGCGATCAATGTTGATGAGCTGATTTCGTTCTCGTCGGCCGGGATGAAGAGCAAAGACAAGCTCCGGGCGGAGCTGAGCCGCCTCCCTCTTAAACCCGCATCGGGCATGGTTGCGCTGTACTCAAAAGACGAAATGCGCAGAGGTATTAGCACAGCCACGGGCTCGCGTCTAGTCATCCCGTCGCCAAATATGGGCGATTCTGTTATGATGGCATTCTTTGAGACCCCGGTTATGTCAATAAACTGGGGCGATGACATTCAATACCAGCCGGAGTATATGGCGTGATCGACAAGAAAACTTTTGTGCAGATGTACAACGCTGCGAAAAATTACACTGATCAGCTCACCGAAGACAACATTAAGAGCCTCGACTATTATTTGCAGAGCCCTCGCGGCGATGAGCGGCCCAACGAGTCCAGAGCGGTAAGCTCAGATTGTTTTGACGTGGTGGAATCTGACATGCCATCAATGGTGCGCACATTCCTAGGTGGCGGGGATATCATGGAATTCGCGCCAGGCAATCCATCGAACAAGGCTGAGGTGTTGGAGGCTGAGCAAAAGACCAAGTTGATCAATCGGCTGATCCTGCGCCAAGAGTGGTCGTTCAAACTGTGGTACGACTGGCTCAAGGGGGCCGGTATATTCAATTACTCTGCGGTGACTTATTACCCCAAAAAGACCGAGAAGCGCACGGTCCGAGTGTACAACGGTATTTCACGCATCGAGCTTGAGGCAATCGCCGCTGCACTCGATGAGTCTGCTGACGTCACCAGGGTCGAGATCACTGAGAGCGATTATGATGATGGAACAATCGACGCACAATTTGAGATTTGGCGCAAAACTACCGAATATATCGCGGAGTATATCCAGCCCGACAAATTCCTGATTAGCCGTGGCGGCCCAACGCTGGATGATTGCTCATTCGTCGGCCATGTTGACACGCTGCGCAAAGGCGAGCTCATCGAAATGGGCATTTCGCCCAGTATCGTCAAAACGCTGCCAGCCTATGTGACGTCAGGGTTCAATAGCCAGACGTCATCGCTATCTAGCAGCACGCGCATAGATGATGCAATGCAGGGCGCCATTGGGGGTGGATACGATACCGAGTCAGAGCCCGAGTGGTATCTCGATCAAGTCGAGGTTGTTTTCGCGTGCGTAATTTCAGCATTAAAATCCGGTCATCTTGATCGGCGCCGTGTTATTTACGCTGGTAATGAAATCCTGAGCGATGAGCCGTTTGACCACGTTAACTATGCGGTCCTGTCCTCGTATCCGCTGCCAGGTCAGGTGATCGGCATGAGTCGGGCTGGGATCACCAGAAGCACTCAAGACAAGAAAACTTTCATTCAGCGCGGCATTCTCACAAACATGGCGTCCGTCATTAAGCCGATGACCGCGATCAACATCGACAAAGATGCAGGCGCGGTCAATATCGATGACATTCAAAACCGCAGGCCCAATGGGGTGGTGAGAGTCAAGGGCGATCCGTCGTTTTCTATCATGCCGCTGCCTGCCGTTGATATTAGCCAATCCGCATTGACGCTGATCCAGTACCTAGACTTTACCCGGGCACAGACCACTGGCGCCCTAATGGCAAGCCAGGGGCTCAATAAAGACGCGATATACAACGAGACGGCAACCAGGTTTTCAGGTGTGCAGGCGGAGGGAGCCAGTAAGCTGGAGGCCGTCATGCGCATTTATGCTGAGACCGGCTGGAGAAAGGTTTATCGCGGGTTTGAGTGGATGGTGAAGCACTACCAGTCTGACGCTATCGAAGAGACCGTATTGGGCGAGCAAATAGCATACAGCCCTTCAGATTGGGCGTATGACTGCGAGCTAAACACAACAGTAGGTTTGGCGGCTGCTGATACGTCTGAGCTAATCGAAAACCTTGGGGCGATTTACAACACGCAATCACAGCTAAGGGCCCAGGGCTCGATGCTCGTTGACGACGCGAAAATGTTTAGCACGCTCAGCAGGCTGCTAAAGGCAATGAATGTTCACGACCCCGAGGCGTTCTATAACGACCCGTCTCAGCCCGATCAAACAATCAGGGCGCAGAATGAGCAGATGAAAGCATTGATATCTCAAATGCAGGCCCAGGCTCAGGAGCTGCAAACCAACCAGGCATTTAAGCAGATCGAAGAGCTAAAAGCCCAGGTTTCGATGCTGAAAGACCAGAACAAGCAAGCGCTGGATGCCGCGAAATTGCAGGAGGATGCGCGCCAATTCGATATCACAACAGAGCAGAAGGAGCGCCTGCATCGGGCAGATAACGCTGTGAAAATTGCAGGGCTTGAACTTGAGCACGATAAAAACCTAGCAGGCGGAATCAAAAATGAGCGATAGAGAAACACTGGCGCTGGCCGTTTCGGTCGGCATGAATGCTGCGAGATTGCTGAATGACGAATTGTTGCGCGGGTTATTTTCTAGCAAAAAGAATCATGCTTGCGAGATGTTCATGATGTCTGGCGCAGATGACGACAAGCGAAGGGCTGAGCTATGGCGATCAGTCCAAGGCGTTATATCAATCGAGAGAGAATTGCAAGCTCTTGTTGATAGTGGTAACATGGCGGCTGATAGTCTAAAGCTATTAGATGAGCGAGATCAATTGCAAAATGCTAATAGCGCACACAATTTTTTGAGGCAATAGCATGAGTTTAGGCATGGGATTTCTCGACGATGAAACGACCGCGCAGGCGGCACCCGAAGAGTCAGTAGAGCAAGAATCGGAACCCGATGCTGAATTATTGGATGATAGCGACAGCGCAGAGAGCGACGAAGCTCAAGACGAAGTAGGCGAGCAGGATGCCATCGTAATTGATGGTGAGACTGTGACCGCCGACCAAATCAAGGAGTGGAGGCGCGGCACTCTGCGCGAGCAAGACTACTCGAAAAAAACAATGGCATTGGCTGAAGAGCGCAAATCGGTCGAGGCTATTAAAGCTGAGTTAAATTCAATTCGTCAGTCGTTGCAAGCTGGCGAGGCCGAGTTTAAAAAAGCGATCATGGGTGATCTTGATGGTATCGATTTAAAGTCTTTACGCGAAGAAGACTATGTTGAATATCAGAAAATAAAAGAGCTGATTGCAGACAGACAAGCGAAGTTCGACGCGATTAAAGAAGCGGCTAGTAGGTCGCACCAACTAACAATTCAGGCGGAAGGCAAGAAGCTTCACGACGAACTGGGCTGGTCTGATAAATCGAAAAGCGAAGCCGATATCGCTGCTTTTAAATGGCTTGCAAAAGAGACTGGAATTGACGATTCGGATGCGTCAAGCCTTGTTTCTGCGCGAGTAATGAAGGCGCTAATCGAGTTCGCAAAAATGAAGCAAGCCGCTGCGGCAAAGCCCCCAAAGGGCCAGCCAAAAAAGGTTGCGTTCAAATCATCAAAAACTTCCGTCACAGCTAAAGCGGCTGACGACACCCTGGCTGATCTATTTTTTTAAACGAGGATTTAAATTATGGCTATTATCGGTAATGGCTTTTTAACGCTGAACGATCGCGCCCAGCGATTGACCGGCAACGATATGAAAAAAGCGAAAATGATCGCCGAGTTATTGGCTGAGACAAACGACATTCACGAAGACATGCCCTATGTCAACGCGAACCGTGGCACAACTCACGAGATTTCAATGCGCGTTGGTCTGAACCCTACATACTGGGCGCAGATGAACAAGGGGACCCCTTCTGGCAAGTCGGCTGTTGTGAGTCAAAAAGAGAGCACAGCCGTTCTTGAGACTCTGGGCCTTTCTGACATTCGCATGCCAAACGTCAAAGAGCTCCGCGCGTCAGAAATGTCGTCAGCGATCAGCGCCTTGTCAAATGATATGGCAACCGAGATGTTCTATGGCACCGCCTCTGATCCCGAGGGTCTGGTTGGCTTGTCTGCTCGTTACAGCTCAACAACTGCTGGAAACGGGAAAAACGTCATTAAAGCTGGCGGCGTGGGTGCAGACAACACATCTATTTGGTTGCTTGGCTTGGGTCAGCGTGCGATTTATGGAATCCTTCCAGAGGGCTATGGTAACGGCGTTAAATACTCTGATCAGGGTATGCACCCGACCTCTGACGCCCAGGGCAACACATTTATGGCTCACCGCGACCTGTATTCGATGGCTGGCGGCCTAGCTATTGAAGACTGGCGATATGCTGTTCGTATCTGTAATATCGATGTTTCGGAATCATTGGCTGATCCGGCAAACGCTGGAATTATCAATTTGATGATCCGCGCTATGGGAGAGGTGCCCACACTGAAAGCGGCTGGCATTAAGCTCGGCTTCTATATGAACCGCGCTGCCAAGCAAATCCTCGATCTGGAAGGCGTCGAAAAATCAAACGCCCTATTCACTTCTCGCGAAGTCGAAGGGGTAACTCGTAATGAGTTCCGCGGCATTCCTCTGCGTCTGTGCGATGCAATTTTATCAACCGAATCACTCGTAGTTTAAGGGGAACGATATGTTTACTGAATACCAAGCTACATTGTCAAACGCTCAGGCGTTCACTGCTACCGGCCCCACTACTGATGCTTACGACACCGGCGCAAACTACGACTCCGGCCGTGGAGAGCAGTTCGGCATCCTGTATACTGTTGACGTTGCCGCTGACACAGCCTCTGCGAACGAAACCTACGCGTTCTCGGTTGAGACTGACGACAACACAGGCTTCTCAAGCGCGACAGTGCTGACCACTTTGACTGTGGCCGGTGCTCAACTGTTTGCCGGTGCAAAAGTATGGGTGCCTGCACCATTGGGATTGGAACGCTACGTTCGCGGTCGGCTCACCCTTGGCGGCACAACCCCATCGATCACTGTTACCGCAGAGTGGAAGCCGTATTGCGACGTTGCTACAGAGACCAGCAACCTGCCATCCGGTTATTAAGTTAGCTAACACAGGGTAAAAACATGAAATTTATTGCCAATAAGCGCGGTTATTTTGCAGACAAACTCCGCCAAGAGGGCGCCACTGTCGAGATCGACGATAAGTGGCTGGCAGAATACAAAAAGACACACGGCCGGGCATTTGAGTGCAGCTGGCTTGATCCTGTTGAGGTCGTAGAGGACAAACCAAAGCGCACTCGCCAGGCTAAGTTGGACGAACCCGAGCAGTTAGCAGAAGAATAGTTTTTCATGGTATGATTAGGGGGGTAAAACCCCCTTTTTTATAGGTGCAAAATGGCGCTTGATAACTATGCAAACCTGCGGCAGGCGGTTAAAAAATGGACTGCACGCGATGACAGCGACGAAATATTAGCGGATTGCATAACCGAGGCCGAGCAAGAGATATTTTACGGTCAGTCGCCGCTGCGCACGCATGAAATGCTGGTCACGACAACCGTGGCCACTGCGCTCAAAGTTATTCCATACCCAGACAGATTACTGCAAATCGTCAGCATCGAGATATTGATCGACGGTCGATATTTTAAGCTAAAGGCCCTCCCGGAAAACATTTCCCCGAGCGATTCCGAGACCGGCACCCCAAGCTATTACACGATGCGCTCAGGCATTGAGCTAGACATAACTCCGGACAAGTCGTATACATTTAAAATCGTGCACTATGCGCGACCACTGCCGCTGAGCGATGACAGTCCAACCAATCCTATTCTAACTAAATACCCATTGGCCTATAAATTCGGGGTTGTGGCATCGGTCTATATGTTTGCGCGAGAGGAGGAGTTGGCAAACGTCTATGCATTGAGAATGCGTGACGTAATTGCCAAAGCCAATGCCGCGTCAGCCAGCCTGATGATGGGCGATCTGCCGACCCAGATAATTCATGGGGATATCCCATAATGCCCTCACCATTCCAGACCATACAGCTGCAAACGTCAGGCCCATCATACGCAAGTAGGTCACTTCCGATATCTGCCCAGCGATCATTTAACATGTATCCGGAGGTCCCAGCAGCAGACGGAATATCGCCTGTGGTTATGTACTCGTGGCCAGGGCTCGGGCTGAGAAATACAAATTTTTCAACAAGCCCGATTTATGGCGCCTATGTGTTCAACGGTGAGTTTTATGCTGTGTCAGGCCATGATTTACGCCGGTACTCTGCCGGCCTGACATCGTTCACCGTGGTTGGGAGTATTACAAAAGCTGCGGACGACTCTAGAGTGAGCATTTCCGACAACGGCCTAGTGATGCTGCTGGTCGCAGGCGCCGAGGCGTGGCAGTGGAATGGCACAACGCTAACACAGGTGCCCAGCGTTACATTTAATCCAACCAAGGTGCAGTTTTTAAACGAGCGCTTCTATCTGAATGGCGACGACGGCGGCACTTCTGTTAGTGATGTTCTGTCGACCAATTTTGATTCTGGCAATGTGTTCTATGGCCGGTCGACCCCGACAAAAACAATCACTCACCATATTTTCAACCAGATTGTTTACCTGTTTGACGAATCGAGCATCGAGCCGTGGAGTGACGCGGCAGATGGGGCGCCGCCTGTATCGAGAATCAACAACGGCATTATACAGGGCGTCGGCTGCACATCGATAAACGGCATCACCAGCACTGACACTGCAATGTATCTAATCGGCAGCGATGGGCACGCCTACGCAGTGAAAGGCTTTTCTGCTCAGGACATTACCAATACAGTCATAGCGAACCATTTTAGAGGCATGGACGTATCGCAATGCGATGTTGATGCCGTGTCGATCAATGGCGATAAGTTCATAATATTTCATTTTTACGCAGACGAAGAGTGCTGGGTGTTTTCTGAAAAATCCCAGCAGTGGTTTGAGGTCGGCAACGAGGGCGCCCCATATCAGCTAGTTGCTCCAGTTTTTTATAACGGGGAGTGGCGCTGCGGCGACAGGCAAAGCGGATCTTTGTTCGGCCTAGCCACTGACTATTCACTGAACGGCACTAACGTTTTCGTAAAAGAGCGCGTATTTGCTACATTATCCGGCGAGGACTTCGGGGCTCCTGGCCGGTCGCTAGAGATGAGCAAGTTAAGGCTTTCTATTGAGACCGGGACCATTGATCCCTTAGCGCAGACTGATCAGCGCCCAGAAATCATGCTGGTTCCATCGTTTGACGGCGGTTATACCTGGGGCAGGCCCATCATGCTGAGCCTTGGTAGATCAGGCGATTATACCTTGCCGGTTGAAGTGCATATGATGCAGCGATTCAGACGGGCCGTGTTTAAAATCAGAATGACGGACCGGCTTGGATCGCTGTTTACTAAGGGTCTTAGCGGCCTGACAATCTATTCAGCCTCTATTGATATTAGAGTTCTGCCACTATGACCGGATCAATCATTCCTGTCAGCATTATCTCGAAAATGCGCCCGGCCAGTCTGCGCGTGGGTGAGCTTGAACCTTATTTTAGGCTGTTGGAGCAGGCTATTGAGCAAATGCAGGTCCAGACTGGCCCGGCCGCAGGTGACCTTGAGGTTGGTAAGCGCTTAGTCATTTCAGCCAAAAACAATGGGGCCTCTGTCGCCAAAGGCGCTACAGTGATGAGCGACGGCGCCCAGTCGCCGGATAAGATACTTTTTGAGCCCGCTATCGCCAATGGCTCTGTTGAATACTCGCGAATGCTTGGGGTCGCCACTCAGTCAATCGGCGCGGGCGGCACTGGCGAGGTGATGACATTCGGGATTTTACAGGGCTTTAACGCGACTGGGTCGGCTTACGGTCAGACGTGGGGCGTCGGCGATGACCTCTATTTTTCGCCAACAGTACCGGGCGGCTGGACAAATGTGCAGCCAGTCAAACCAGCAATAACCGTACCAGTAGCGACAGTCCTTAGCGCCGCAGCTAACGGCGCCATATTCGTAAACATGAGGCTGGCCGGAAAGCTGGCAGACCTTCTTGATGTTGATATGTCGCCAGCTCCGGTAAACCGTGATGTTTTGATTTACAACCAGGCCGATGCAGATTGGAAGCCGGGGCAGTTGTCGTTGTCTGATATGTCCGACGTCGATATGACCACGCCCCCAGAGAGTCGTGACGGCCTCGCCTATAACGCAACCACATTAAAATGGGAGCCTGTCGCATCTGTGACTGTAGCCAAGGGGAAGTTTATTTATGCCAAGTGACTCTTGGGGCGCGTTAGCCCAGTCAGCTCCTGCCGCCACGACTCTGACCACTGTTTACACGGTTCCAGCTGGACGAAGGGCAACAGTTGAGGCTGTCGCCTGCAACCGCTCTGGCGTTCCTGTTGCGATTAGGTTGTCACTAGCGCAAAACGGGGCAGCTGATGCGCTAGCACAGTATTTACTGTATGATTATGTGCTATCAGAAAACGCATCCCAATCGTCTGCAACTATCACGATGGGCGACAATGACGAGCTGAGAGTATACGTTGCAGCCGCAGACGTATCTTTTACGATAAACGGCATCGAGGAAGACGTATGATTGAGCTAAACGGTCAGCCTGCTGAGCTGACATTCACAGTGACAGTTACCAGAAAAAATGGTGATGTCGAAACATTTAACATGATTGGCAAAATAATGCCGCCAGAGGAGCCTAACGATGGCAGTAACGCACTCGATAGCAGCGCAGAACGCAGCGACTAACGCAGTAACAGCACTGATCGGCACATCAGGCAATCTTGCATACCGTACATCAGGCACCGTGGGCTCTCCCGGCGCAATAGCAGCAACGTGCCCGCTTTCCGCAACGGCATTTGGCGCCGCATCTAGCGGAGTGGCAACTGCTAACCCAATATCAACAGACACCAACGCCGTTGGCAACGCCTCCCCTGTTGCCACTGCGACGCTACAAACTAGCGCGGGGACTGTTGTCATCCATTGCCAGGTAGCCAGCTCGCTGCAGGACATCAACATGACAAACGGGCTGACGATTGGCGCCGGGGATCAGGTGTCAACAAGCTCATTAACATACCGCGCGTTGAGTGCATAATTTATGGCTATTACATCGCTGGATGCTGTAATTGCAGGAATGAAGCCGCCCGCGCCGTTTATGAAAGTCGGCGTGACGATGGCGGCGGTCGCCAGCCAGAGGGCATATACCCCTTGGTACGCTGGCGGCTTCCCCGGGGCGTCAACAGCCACAGCTATTGGCATAAACGGCCAGGCTGTTACTCCAGCTCTGGGCGCTCCTGTTGGCGGCAGAATTTTGCGTGTCAATCCGGGGGCGGGAGTTGATGCTCATGTTGCGCGCCTTGCTGCCCAGGCAACACAGCCCGGCACGCTGTGGCTGATTGACCGCTTGTGGCACAACAGCGGGTTGGTGACCACATCAACAACAGCTCAGGCTATAACTCCTGCGACATTACCGGCGCGATCTAATGACGGCACATCTAACGGAGAGGCAGTCATGGCCGCTATCGAGTGGTCGGCAGCGGGCGGCGCTGGCACCCCAACTGTCACCCTGACCTATACCGATCAGGACGGCAACACCGGGGCAACCGGCACATTTTCAGGCGTAACAACCCCTGGCGTTGGCACGTTTGAGATATTCAGCCTCGCATCTGGCGATACCGGGATACGCGCCCCCACCTCGTTTATTCAGAGCGCCACCCGAACTAGCGGAACAATGCACCTCGTTCTATTTCGTGTGATTACTCAAATCGAATGCACAGCGGCAAACATCGGCAATGCTGTCGATGCGCTAACCGGTGGCATGCCGAAAATCTACAATGACTCTGTGTTGCAGTTAGTCTGGTTCCCGACAAGCACGACCGCAACCACGATTTCCGGCCAATATATCGAAACGCAGGGCTAAAAAATGGCGGGCGAGGGCGATTTTCCGTTCCGCTCAGCCTATGCCCGTGGCCGTGGCCGTGGCCGTGGCGCAAAACCATATGATTTCGCAATACAATCTTACAATGACGCCAATAAGTTAATTTGGTCAGATTGGTTCTTTAATGCACCAAGCGGCGGCGCCTTGCATGATGCTTCCGGTGCTTTGGTTGGCCCCGGCTCTGTCATTACAGGCTCCGCAGCGCGAACAAAACTGCATGACTCAAGCGGGGCGCTTGTAGGCCCAGGCTCGGTCATTTCTGGGGTTGCAGCTAGAAGTAAGCTGCATGCGGCATCTGGCGCATTAGTCGGCCCTGGTTCTGTTATTACCGGCTCAGCCGCAAGGGCAAAAGTTCATGACGCTACAGGGGCCCTTATTGGCCCTGGGGCTCAGGTGGTTGGCGCGGCAGCCCGCACACGATTGCATGATGCCTCTGGCGCCATTGTTGGCCCAGGCTCGGTTATAGCTGGGTCTGCAACAAGAACTAGGCTGCACACGGCAAGCGGTGCTTTGGTTGGCCAGGACTCGGTTATTGTTGGCAGCGCTTCACGCACTAAGCTCCATGATGCCACAGGCGTACTGGTCGGACCAAGCGCTGAACTAATCGGTTCAGCTGCTGTGTTGCGCAACCATGTCGCAACGGGGGCGTTGATTGGCCAGGGCTCTGTAATCACTGGCGCAGCGCTACACATTAAACCACCGTCCGCAGGCGGCGCAAGAACTCGATTTATCCGCCCATTCTTCACCAACTTTATGAGTTGATATGCTGAGAATAGCCGAGCCAAGCGACATTTATTCCATTTTTAATTTGTCGTGCGACGCTCTCGACGAGAAAGGCGAGTCATTCAGCTCGTCGCACCTCATGGGCTCTATAGCTGAGTCGATTTCGCGCAAAAACGTCTGCCTGTCAATCCTGGGCGGAGATATTTCCGGATTTTTAATCTGGAGTGAAAGCATCCACACTCTGACTGGCAAGCCGATCTTCAGAAAGATTGCTTTTTATGTCAGCCCAAGGCATCGCGGAGGTAGCTCAGCGCTAAAGCTGATGCTTTTTGCTATCGAAAGGGCTAAGATGATAGGCGCAAATAAGTTGATTTTTTCTGCTATAATTGATAGCGACTGCATTAGAGTGTCTTCGCTGTACCAAAAACTGGGGCTGACACCGACAGAAATAACTCACGAGATGAGGTTTTAATATGGGCCTAGGCGACCAGTGGCTTGCCGAACGCAGAGCCGATAAAGCTGAGGACGCTGCCAACGTGCAGGCAGCCTCAGCTGACCGCGCAGCAGAGCTTGTTCAGCAGAGGTACGAGTCATCACGACAGGACTTGGCGCCGTTTCGAGAAGCTGGCGTTAACGTAGCTCTGCCAAGGCTTTTGCAAATGGCATCCGGCCAGACGCCAGATAGATACAGCCAGATAATGAACAGCCCGATTTTCAAGGACATGCTTGAAATCCGCGACAGATCAACTGCTGGTCGATTAGCACAGCAGGGCAGGATAGGCACTGGCGACCAATCGCTACAATTCGCGCAAAACGTCATGGCAACCGCACTTCCGCTTATTGATGTTAACGTGAGGGACGAACAGATAACCGAGCAAAGGCTAAACAACCTACTGTCAGCAGCTCAGGCGTCTGCCGCGATGACCGGCCAGCAGGGCATTAACGCCGCCCAAATACAGGGCGACCTCGGGACGCAGGCAGCAAACTCCATTGCGGCAGGGATGGTTGCAAAAGAAAATATTCGACAACAACCGATAAACAACGCGCTAAACGCATTTACGTCGCTCGGCGGCGCATTTCTGGGGGGATAGATAATTGGCCATAAATTCCAGTATCCCGCTGCGGATGATGCAAAACGACCAGCCAAGCACATTTGAGCTGTTAAATCAGGGCATGCAGCTTCGCAGTCAAATCGACAATGCGCCGCTGCTTAAAAGCCAAAACCAAGCCCAAGCACAAATCGCCCAGGCTGGAGCCGCCGCAGTTGCCCGCGAAGACTCCCTCCGCAAAGCCGGAATTATTTACAACTACGCGAACCAATTAAAGGCGGTGCCAATGGCTCAGCGCCGAACGTTTTTAGCGTCAATCCCGCCAGATGTCATATCTGGCGTCGGATTAAACCCAGAACAGCTCCAGGGCATGGCCATTGATGACGCCAGTATCGACACAACAATCGCCCAGCTTCAGCCTTTACTGCAACAGCAAGGCGCGCAGCAACAAGGGCCCGCATCTCGTCGCAGCCAGGACTATGCAGGCGGCCGGATTACAGTTCAAGAAATGACTGATGGCACCGTCAGGTACATGCAGTTCGGTAAAGAAATCCCGCCCGAGCAGGTTCAGGCCGCATTTGAGTCGGCAAACAAGGAGCACCTTGGCGAGCAAGAGCGATTAAATTACAGCCGCCGCAGCGGGTCTCTTGCCGCAGAGCTTGGATATCGGCCGGAAATAGTGTCACGCGAGACTTCAGAGCGGTTTGAGTCAAAAGGCGAAGAAAATCGCGCCCAAACTGTTATCGATAGCGGGCTTGATGCATCTCAAGGTCTGCCTGAGCTGAAGCGCTCACTTGAATTGCTAAATGAAGTTGATACGGGCGGCATAGATGCTGTCGCGCTGAAAATACAACAGGCGTTCGGGGTTGAAGGCGCAAATCCAGGCGAGCTATCTTACAACCTTGGTAAATCCGTTATTTCTCAGCTCAAGTCCATGTTTGGCGGGGCATTCACAAACGACGAGAGAAAACGACTTGAGCAGATCGAGGCAGGATTTGGAAAAAGCCCAGCAACAAATAAGCGCCTAATATCAAACACAATTCAGATTGTCGAGAGAAAAGCAAAACGAGCCATTGAGCGCGCGGAAGACCGTGGCGATTACGAAACCGCAGACGAAATTAGAGCGAATATGGAAGCCATCATGGAACAGCGAGATGAAGTAAAACCGACCGCAAGTAAACCTGCGGCCAGCAACGATTTTGAAGGCTTCGAGATCATTGAGTAATGGGAAAAAAAGAATTTTCTATTAAAGCGCCTGACGGCTCGGTGATCAAAGTCACCGCAGATTCCAACGCGGCTCGCGAAGAGATTTTGACTCTAGCAAAACAAAAGTTTGGCGCTAAGCCAGAAAAAACCGCAGAGTTTTCTATTAAGGCTCCGGATGGGTCGGTGGTAAAAGTAACCGCAGACGCAGGCACGTCGCGCGAAGAAATTCTCACCCTAGCAAAACAACAGTTTGAGGCAAAAGCAAAAGCAGAGCCTGAAAAACCAATGGTTTCTGGTCGCGGAATATCCGGCCAGATCAAGACGAATGAGCGCGAAGCGTTTTTATCTGATTTAGAGAAAACTAACCCGTTTCAAGCTAAAGCCCTGCGAGACATGAACCCATTCGAGCGTGCGCTGATCGGCGCTGGCTCAGGCTTTTCCACTCTGCTTGAGGGGGCTGGAATCCTATCTCAGAGACCAGAGGACGAAAAGCTGGCGACTGAGCAAATCGCAAAAAGCGGCAATTCGTTCGGCGCTGGTCAGCTGGTCGGTCAGGCCGCGCCGTTTGCCGGGCTTGGGATGGCTGCCGGGGCTGCACTCAAGGGCGCTCCGATTGTTAACACAATTACACAAGGCGCGATTGGTGCCGCAGAGGGCGGCATTGTCGCCAGGGGGACCGGCGGTGATGCAGGCGATATCTTGGCAGGAACGATTACGGGCGGCGCTCTTGGATCTGGGGCTGAGGTTCTTGCTCCTATCCTCAATCGCGCTGCTCGCTCAGTAGTCCAGAAAGTGACCGGGGCGCCTCCAGCTGGGCGTCTTATCGATGACGCAGGGCGGCCCACAGCAGAGCTACAGCGCGCGCTTGATAAGTCCGGACAGTCATTTGATGAGGTTGTTGCGGCTGCCACGTCAAAAGACACTGGGTCAGTGGCAAAAAGCATTGTTAGCGCTGGCCGATCTGATGCGCCAGAAGCTGCGGCTGATGCTATATCAGTAAACCCTGAGCGTGTTGCTGCGGCAAAACGAATTGGGGTCCTAGATTCTGCGCCTGTTGCCGTGTTGACTGATGACGCAGCGGCGCAACAGCTTGGTGGCGCACTAGCCGCAATGCAGGGCACAAAAGAGAGCGTTGCGCTTGACAAGCTGGCCGCTGATTTTGGCCAGGCTGCCGATAGCTTTATTGCTGATATCGGAGGGTCTATTGATCGCAATGCAGTTAGCGACGAATTGCTTGGGAAAATAACTGACGACATCACGAGAATCAAGGCGATTGAGAATAGGTTATATGGCCCGATAGACGACGCAATAGGCCGTGGCACCCGTATTGAGGATTATGCGCAGCCGCTAAAAAATAGGCTGGCAGCCAAGGCGCGAAACTCAGGCGGCGAAAAAAGACTTCCTCGGCATGAGCGTGAAATGCTGCAAATGCTAAAAAGTCAGGAGGGCATGACCTACCAGAATTTAATCGACAAAATGCACGACATAGGAAATGCGGCGTACCGCAAGACGACCACGTATGACGACATCGACACCGCCTCGCTGAAAATGATGTACGGCGATTTAATGCGCGTTCGTGAAGCGGCGGCAGATACGTTCGGAGTCGGCGAAAAGATGGCCAAAGCCAAAAAGCTTGGGGCGTCTCGGTTTGCCCTCCAGGAGTCTTCAGACGCTTTATTTGGCCAGAATCTTGAGCGATCCATATTTGGCCGAATTGATCGCGCAGTAAAAGGGCTGCCGCAGGGTGCGGTAAGAGAATTTACAGTGACAATGGATTTAATCCCTGCAAAACACCGCAAATCTGTTGCCGCGTCAATGCTAAGTACCGCAATGACTGGCGGGCGTGATCAGTCTGTTGGGATAAATTCAACCCAGTTTTCGAAATGGTTCAGAAATCTCGAGCGGCAACCAACGGCGATGAGCGCGCTAAAAAAATACGTCGGCGAGACGGAGGTAGGGCGCCTGAAAGATTTCGCAACTCTCGCCGAAGGGGTCTCAGGCGTTACCAAAAACAGAATCCGCACCGGCGTTGCAGGGGACTCGTTAAAGCGGCTAGATGATGTTAATGCTGTAGCCAAAAAACTTTACCAGATAGCAGGCCCTATGGCTGGCGCTGTATCCGGGGCTGTTAGGGGCGCCGCTGATCTGATCGGAATGGCCAAAACCCCTGCTGTTGAAGCCGCAGACAATGTTTTAAGTTCAAGCAAATTTAGAGCCGCAGTTATTGAGGGCGCTAAGTCGGGCGTAAAAACAGACAAATTTAAACGCCTCGACGCGGCTCTCAAGGCATCGCCAGAGTACAAAAAATACATGAGCTCACTGACTCCTGACTTGCGCTCACAGGTAGCCGCCACTGGCCTTATTGCATGGCTGGCAACATCAAAAGACGAAGAGGAAAAATAATGGCACGCCGCCCGATTAATGGTCTGTTACCGCAATTCGCTAAAAACGCCGGAGGAGCTTCTGCCAGCGGCTATTGGTTAAAATTGTACGAGCCGAACACGACCACCCACATACCAATGTACACGCTGCAATCTGGCGGCAGTACGCTGGTGAAATGCGTACTAAACTCTCGTGGCGAGACGATTAGCAATGTGCTAGATGACGACTCGACGTTTATCCCGTATGTCGACGAGGATTTTGACGCATACCTGTTTTTTACAGCAGCCGACGCAGACGCGAACAATACGGCCAATGCTATATTTTTGGGGCAGAGCATTATCAGTGCTCCTGACTGGGCTCAGTTCGCAACTGTAGCAGCCATGATTTCCGGCACAGCATTAAGCCTGTCAGGCACTTTTAATTGGTCAAATTATGTAGGCCGCACAGTAAAAACCGTTGTAAATAACTCAACGTCGAACGCAGGCGGGGCTGAGTATTTAATCACGGCCACAAATCCTGGCAATTTATCTTCATTTTTGGATGGAAGATGGTGCGGCAGAAACCATTCACTCGGCGGTGGATATTATGCGAAACTTGCAAGCTCAGCGCTGACAGCGGCAATGTTCGGCATGATCTCTGGTACATCTATAAATAATACTGACGCATGGGCAAAATTAACTCAGCAAACAGTAAATGGTGACGACATAAATTTTGAGGGCGGCGAGTATCGAGTTTTCAGTGAGGTGACGGGCGTCCTATCATCATCTGCAACCCCTGCAACAACTCGCGCAGTTACTGCATCGCAGCTGCCGATTATACAGGGCAAGCGCCGCATAACGCTTAGAAACGGGACTATTTACGCTGCAAACCAGGGCGTATCTGCGTCAAAACGATATTTTCCGTGCACGCTGTCTGTCGTCGAGAGTAGCGACATTGCGGTTTTAATAAACACAGAGGGTAAAGGGGAAAGCTATGGTGATGCAGACTCATCGGCACCACTCAGCGACGAGTTAAGAGCTGATTTTTTACCGTACAACTCGGGTTGCGCGCTGCTAATCATGTTGTCTAAAGATATTGAGGCCGCTGGAATTTTTAGGCTATGCGGTAGCGTTGGAGTTATTTACGTCTCATCAAGCGCAGGGGTCAACCTTAATCGATGCTTTGCAAATGCGGCCAGCCTTGGCTATGCAGCGTACGCGATTGACGCTTGGGTCGGGGATACAACCGTCTCAGGGTTCAGGATTCACGACACATATCTAGAGTCGTGCAAAACTCACAAAGAGGTCGTTTTGTCACGCGAAACCGGGGCGGCGGTCGGTGCCGCCGTGTATGCAAGCAAAGGCGGGGTTGTGACAGAGGATCCTAGCGTGAAGGTTACCGTGAACGGCGGTTATTTTGCAGACGCGTTCCCAAATGGCGGCTCGCGTGATATCGGTTGCGCGTTTTATGCAAACGCGAGCACGATGACCGTTAATGGCGTGTTTATTGATAATTGCGCAGGGCTGGGGATGACCGGGCAGTCTGTTGATTTTCCAGGCAGACTTACGGTTTCAAACTCTGAGGCGAGGAACCTCAGAAAAACGCTACATCAAGTGCAGGCCACATCGTTTGGGGTTCAGGAATTTGAATACACAAACGTTATTGCAGAAATAAACAACACAGGAATTTGGGCTGGCGACGCAAACACTGCGAGAACAATTTCAAGCGTTGTCGCAAACATGAAAGTCGCGACCCAGGTCCACGGGAAAATCACAAACTGCGATATAACGGGCCCGCAATGCGTCTGGGTTAATGACGCTGGCTGTTATGGATCATTAATTATTAGTAATAGCAGAATAATTACAAGTGGCTGGCTATGCAAGTCTGGCGGATGGGGCGGCTCCAGCGCGTCATACGCTAGCGGGGTAATTATAGATGGATGCACTATATACGACGACAGTGCTGAGACTGATGCGTATATGCAATATGCTAACAATGGAGCCGGAATATTTACACACATAAACATTGATCTGGATTCTAGTGAGCTAACCTGCGCTCAAGTCCGGCAGGCATACTCGATAACGGCGGCTGGCTCAAATCTGCTGCTACAAATGAACGGGTTTCCTAGAATGATCGGCGCGTGGTCCGACACCAGCTGGCTAAAACCGTCATCGTACATGCTGAGCTATAAAGAGCAGCGCGGCCTTAGCGGATCGAATCGCAGGGTTGTTTTTGAATATCCAAACCGCGTAGCATTTAAACCCTATGTCGTTTTTGACGCGGTGACAGCAGGCGAGAATAGCACTCACGCAGTTCTGTCAGCTGTTGGCGCTGCTGTTATAAATGCGGACGGAAATGTTGAGCAGGAGTGGCTGATAAACGACACTGGATTATCATTGTGGGCTGCCGATTCGCGCATAATCGCGCAAAGTCTGTCTATTTATCCACCTCTGGCATAAGGTCGCAGCTTAATTAAATTTGAGGCTTTTATTATGGAACCATCATCAATAGCAGGCATTTTTTCGATCGGCACAAAGTTGATTGACCGGCTAATACCGGACAAAGAGCAAAAAGCTCGGGCGCAATTTGAGCTGCTACAGATGCAACAAAATGGCGAGCTTGAAATGATGAAGGCCTCTTTAAGTGCGATAATCGCCGAGGCGAATAGCGCTGACCCGTGGACTAGCAGGGCGCGGCCTTCATTTTTGTACGTCGTTTATATTTTGTTTTTGACTGCCATCCCTGTTGGAGTTATGACCATTTTCAACCCGGCGGCAGCGGACGCATTCACGGCAGGGTTTAGGGGCTGGCTTGCGTCAATCCCTGAGCCGATTTTAATGCTATTCGGCACCGTGATGACTGGTTATGTTGCTGGCCGAAGCTGGGAAAAAACCAGGGGTATAAAATGAGTGAATTACCATGGATCGCAGAAGCCCGAAAACTCATTGGCTTAAAAGAGGTGCCTGGTTCATCCAATAGCCCCGTGATTCTAGATATGCTCGAAAAAATGGGCTCATTCTCGAACGAGACGCGGGCGTGGTGGAGTGACGACGAAACTCCTTGGTGCGGCCTATTTGTTGGGTATTGCCTGGGGATAACTGGCAGATATGTTGTGAAAGAGTGGTTCAGAGCAAGGGCGTGGGAGTCGCAAGAAATGACCCCTCTGGCTGAGCCCGCCTATGGCTGTATCGTTACATTTACGCGAAAAGGTGGCGGTCATGTGGGGTTCGTTGTCGGGGCGACGGGCGATGGCAATCTTCTTGTTTTGGGCGGCAACCAGGGCAACACCGTGAGCATTGCGCCATTTTTGTGCGCCGCGCATGACTCATCGCGTGTGACCGGGTATTTTTGGCCGTCAATCTGGAACGGCAAAACAGCAGTAAAAAGCACGCCTAATTCATCGCGCTATCAACTGCCGGTCTTGGCTCATCGCGGCGTATTGTCCAGCAATGAGGCGTGAAGGCGCCGTCATTAATCGGTTACTTGCAGCATTCTTATAG